CGTATCCACCATCTACGGGGGCGAAGTCCTGCTGATTTCCAGAGTACTCAATGAAATCTACGATCTGTACAGCAGCAAGGTCAGCGGATATTCCTGACTTTCCAGCGTAGTCCCATTCGTAGGGGATTGCCTTTACATTAACGGTACTACCATTAGCAATCTTCTTATCGTTATTCCAACGATTATTCTGTGAGTCCATCACAAGCGGTGCATTGCGTTGCGAACCATCTTTGCGGTGAACCTTACGTTTGATAGTTACAAAGTCTCCTCTTTCATCTCCTTTGTTAGCTACTTTTATACCAGACTTTTCAACAACCTCACGGTTGTCATCATTAATCTCTACTTGTATTGACCATACTGGATCGAACTTGGTGTTCGGCTCAGTGATGGAAGCATAGTGGCACTTACCAGTAATGTAAACGGGATCATTCATATTCTATTTCTCCTTTAAAATCCGCACCATTGCGGCACTGTGTGGGATCATTCCCAAGTTTTCGTTGTCTACTACTAACAACAAAACGAATTATAGCACAGGTGGTGTGCTAGTGTCAAGTACTTTAATGTGTTTCTGCCCAATTATTTCCAACTTTATAATCGGAATCAAGTTCACATCTAAAGTTAAATGCTTTCTGTGTATGGTACATAGCATCTTTAGTAATCTGTGTAAAGCGTTTAACATCGGCCTTGGCTACCTCAAACTGATACTCATCGTGTACTGAGGCTACAAGCCTAGCATCAAGACCAGTCCTACGTATTCTGTTGTCCATCTCTACAAGCCACTGCTTACATACAATGGCACCAGCACCCTGTAACAGTGTGTTCAGTGCAGCATGTTCTGATCTAATGTGTAGTCTTCTACCATCAAGACCTGGAATACTACCAGACTGTGCAGCCTCCTGTACATTAGAACGTAGCTTCTTGAGGGCTGGCATGTTCTTTAAAAATTTCCATATAAGCTTTTGTCCATCATGAGCAGAACCACCAACAACTTTACCAATCTTGGCTGGACCTGCACCATAAAGAAAAGCATAGATAAAAGTCTTTGCTTGATCTCTGGTCTTCAGCCCTGCTGCTTGTTGGTTGGCAGTGTGTACATCACCAGTAAGAACCTCTTGTGTAAAAGCAGCGTCATTCATGTAATGTGCAAGACATCTAAGCTCAAGACCAGAGGCATCAGTACCTACAAGATTGTGTGTCTCTGGATTAGATACTGTCCACAGGCGACGACACTCTTTACCGTAGGGACTATACACGGCTGGTACTTGCGCCATGTTAGGACTGTTATGTGCCATGCGTCCAGTGATTGTGCGTAGAGTAAGAACCCTGCCACGTACACGTAGGTCTTCATCGCACTCCTGTATCCATGACTTGAGAAGACCAGTTCTTTTTTGAAGAAGAAAGTAGCGACTAAACATCTGTGCCTCTGGCATGTTTATTTTAGCTAAGATTTCCTCACTAACAATGACGTTACCTTTCTCTGTCAATCTTTGTGGCTTCCATCCACGATCCATTAGACGTTCAGCTATCTGCTTACGACTTGCTATATTGAATGGTATCTCTTTTGTCTTGGTCTTTAGTTCTATAATCGTAGGTTCAAACTCTTTCTCAGCATCGCTCTCTAACTGGTGTTGTTCGTCTTCAAGTTGGGCTAGAAGTATCTGTGCCTCTTTAAGATCAAAAGCAAAACCATTACGTTGCTGCTTGTCTAATATAATTCTAATGTTACGCTCAAGATTATAACAGGCATCAGAGAAACCTTTGCTTTCTTCTTCTAGTTTCTGTGCTACCTTATGGGTAAGGTCAACGTCTCGCTTACAGTACTCTAACATCTCAGGTGTGTAGTACTCAAAGTCATGGTAGTCTATCTTTGGAAATCCAAAGCGTTCTCCCCATGACTGTAGTGAGTGACCACCATCACGTACAGGATTGAATAGCTGTGATTCAATAAGAGTATCACGTACCTGTGCAGGTGCAATAGCAGAGCCTGTTAGCTTGTTAAGAATGGGAGCGTCAAAGCTGATACCGTTGTGCATAATAAACTTTGATATGCGCTTTGACCACTCACCAAATTCCTGACACTGATCACCAACCCATTGACGCATCTCTCCTGTTTGATAGTGTTTAGCTACAATGCAATGTATGATGCTTGCATCCAAGTCATCAGTCTCAATGTCTACGATTGCTTCCATTAATCTATGTCCACTATATATCCATCTTTAGTTTGAAGGTGAAAGAACCTCTCACCTTTTTGAATGTTACGATTAGATACTTCTTTAACTTCAGAGTTAAGAACAGAATCCCCATCAAAGAACCATGCTTGTTTACAGTCTTCTCTGAAGACAACAAATGTTAGTAGATCATTATAATTATCTTTCTTCCATTTGTCAAGAAGTCTTTTCTTTCTGTATGGTATACGTATATCTTTCCATGATCTAGGCCAGTCACCTTTCCAAGAATATTTTATCTCCACCTCATAGAAGTGTCGTGGTAGATCAGGATTTATACTACATGTAATATCAAAATAAGTATCTTCTTTCATATTAATATCTGTTGAGTTTGTATTTTTCTCAAGCCATTTAATCATAACCTCTTTGGCTTTCTTGTCAGCAACATCATAGAGAGCCTTGTCAAATTTCTTTTTAACTGTCATTACATTCTCCTATAGATCATCCATTTGAGAGTCTGTATATCTTCTGGTTTCTGTTAACTCGTACTCAATAATTTCTAAAGCGTCTTTAGGAAGATTATGTTCTTTCAAAAAGTTTGTTCTGCATCGTTTAGCGGCACTCTTTCTTTCCCAAATAAGTCCTTGCATATGTTTATGCTTATAAAATTTATCTAACTTAGGACTATATACTTTCCAAGCCTTACTCATTGTCATCCTCCATGAATGGGTTGTCTACCTGTGTCATGCGGCCAGTGTCACGGTCATAGTGTAGGTAGCAAGATACACCTGTCTCACCAGTGTACCTGTTCTTGAGTATACGTACCGTGGTAGTATTAGCTTCAACGTCATCGTCAGCCTGTTGATTACGCTCCAGACCAATGACTGCATCAGATAGGTGAGCGATAGATGCACTGCCACGTAGGTGCGAGAGTGATACCTCACGGCCATCCTCATGTCCACGATCACCTGATGGCCTACGTAGGTGGCTGACAAGAAGTAAACCTATGTTAGTCTCTTCAACAAGTGAGCGTAACTTGGTCATCAGTATATCAATAGACTTACGCTCATCGCCATTGTCCTCTTGACCTGATACGAGGATAGACAGGTGGTCAAGGAACACCCACTTACAATCAAGAGCCTTTGCCATGTAGCGTACACGATCCAGTATCTCATCGTTCTCAATGCTACCAAAGTGATCGAAGGCAAAGAACCTACCACCACCAAGCGTAGCATCTTGCCATTCCTTGAGTTGCTCTGGTGTATACTGCTCACGTATCTCTTTGATATACAACCTAGCATTGGCTTCAACACTCATAATATTAAAGGCTGTGTTTCTAGTGCTTTCTTCAAGGGCAAGTACACCAATGTTAGCCTCTGTATTACGCATGATATGATGCATTAGCTCACGTAAGATGCTGGACTTACCCATCCCTGCACCAGAGGTGAACGTCACAAGCTCACCAGTACGCATACCGTAGGTCTTCTCATTCATCTTAGGCCAGGGATAGTGACAAGTCTCGTTGATCTTCTCGTCGTATAGAGAAGAGCCAAGGTCAGCTAGGTTTATAATACCTGCTGGTGTGTAGGTACGTGCGTTCCACCATGACTGTACAAACTTCTCACGTTGTCCTGTCTTGAGATACTCATTAGCATCCTTGAGATCAAGGCTCACGATCTTACACTTGTTAGGTTCAAACAACTGTGCGACCTGTTGCTCTGCTAGTTTACCTTGCTCGTCGTTATCAAAGCACACAACCACAGTATCAAACTTATTAAGGTAGTCAAAGGATTGCTTACAGTTCTTGAGGGCAGATGCTGCACCGTTCTTAATGGAAACGACAGGCCACTTGGAACCGAGTAGTTCGTATGCACTCATGGCATCAAGCTCACCCTCACATACTGTGATGTACTTACCACCTTGATTGAATACATTCTGTCCAAACAAACCAGCTTGAGATAGCTGGCCCTCTGACCAGAACTCTTTGTCACTGGTGCGTCGATACTTAGATGCAATGTGACCACCATCCTTGTCATAGTATTTATATT